ATGAACTACACCCTTAATCAATTACAGATATTTTTAAAAATTGCGCAAACACAAAGTGTAACAAAAGCAGCTGAGGAGTTACATTTAACTCAACCGGCTGTTTCAATTCAGCTTAAAAATTTTCAAGAGCAATTTGATATTCCTTTAACGGAAGTTGTTGGTAGAAAAATTTACATTACAGATTTTGGAAAAGAAATTGCAGAGGCTGCCGAAAACATTATCAATCAGGTTTATGCAATTAATTACAAAACACTGGCTTTTAAAGGGCAACTCACCGGTAGGTTGAAGATTTCAGTGGTTTCTACGGGTAAGTATGTAATGCCTTATTTTTTAACCGATTTTATAAAGCAACATACGGGGGTTGAGTTATTAATGGATGTTACCAATAAAAACAAAGTGGTAGAGAGTTTAGAAAATAATGAAGTTGATTTTGCGCTGGTTTCTGTTTTACCTATAGGATTGAATATTGAAAAGTTAGACTTATTGCCGAATAAATTATTTTTAATAGGCAACTCAACATTGCTTTTAAATAAAGCCGACAAACTCAAAGACATATTTGAAAATTCACCACTTATATTCAGGGAGAAGGGCTCAGGTACCAGACAAACTATGGAGAGTTTTTTTGAAAAGAAAAAAATTTCAGTTGTAAAAAAAATGGAATTAACATCAAATGAGGCCGTAAAACAGGCACTATTGGCCGGTTTGGGTTATTCTATCATGCCTCTTATAGGTTTAAAAAATGTATTGAGCAGCAACGAACTTCAGATTATACCATTTAAGGGATTACCAATAACAACCATGTGGAGTTTAGTATGGTTAAAAGGTAAAAAACATTCACCTGTCTCGGCCGAGTTACTTAAGTATTTAAAACTACACAAGGTAGAAATTGTAAGAGAAAACTTTAGTTGGATTGATAAATTATAAATTGAATAAAAAAACTCGAGTAATGTTTGATACTACTCGAGTTTTTGATTTTTACTAGTGTGCGGTGCTTTTGGTTAATTTACCTGAGGCCCATTGCTCGGTGCGGATGAGTTTACCTTTGTTGTTGTAGTATTTCCAAACACCTATTTTGGTTCCTCTGTCGTAGGTGCCACTACACTCTAAAGTACCATTTTCAAAGTATCTGGTGTATGGTCCGCTTTTAATTAATATCAGCGTATCACGACTGTTACCTTTATTGTCGGTAAAAATTTTTATTTCTTGGGTGTGATGAAAAATTTCTTTTACCTTTTTATTGGTAAGTGTATCGTAGTAAAAAAAAGTTTTTCCGTTTTCTTCATCAATAACCTGTGCATTAACGCTAATAACAGAGAAGGCTACAGCACAAGCTGCCAATAATGTTTTTTTCATGTATTTGGTTTGAGTTGAAATATGGGGGTAAAAAGAAAGTGTCCTAAGTAGTTAAAGTAAAAAAAGCCCGAAAAAGCCCGATTTTATTAATGAAAAGCCCGATTTGGGCTTTTTTTATGCAGTTAAACGAACCGTCCATAAGTTTAATTTTGGTTGTATTTAGGTTTAATTATTAAACGAAAATAGCCCAAATTATGCCAATTGCTTTAATTGGCGGGCTTTTAAACGTTGTTTTTAGCATTAATATACCGGTTCTGTTAATATGCATTAAAACAGCCAAAACAATTGATTTTACAAGCCTTTAAGCTATTTTAAAGGTAATGCTTCATTTTATTTAATTTATGTTTAAAAAAAACGGTTTTTAAGGCTGTTTTTACTCTTAGAACTACATTTAGGACTACATTTAGAACTACAAAAAGTATTTATTTTAATCGTTTAAAACCATATAAAAACCCTTAAAATGTATAAATTTAGGCTATTTTTTAGTTGTTCGGTGGGTAGTAGTGCAAAGCCTTGTAAACTCTATGGGGTACGAGTACGTAGGGTTTTGGTGGTTTTTTGTGTGGTTTAATTGGTTAAAAACAGTGTATACAGGCGGACAATTGGTGTAGTTGGTTACTTATTCAAGTCTTATTACGCCAATAACAAGTGCTAATTTTCTTATTTCATTACGATGAAGGTCGTATGGTTCGTAACGCTCATTTTCAGAGATAATTAGTAAGTGATCTTCATCTTTTCCTTTCTTTATTCTTTTAATAAGCGGACCCTGTATAGTATCAAGAACATAAACTTTATTCCACTGAAAGAATGTATCTAATGGTAGCCACTTACATGCAACCAAGTCGCCACTGCTATACTTAGGAACCATGCTGCTACCTTTTACTGGAATAAGAAAATCTGCGCCCTTAAATACTGGAATCACATATTTTTCGCAGTCAATCTCCAAAACTGTAACATCATTACTATTGAAGCCAGCCCATGCGGACTCTGTTAATAATGGTATACCATCACCTTTTGTAGCCTTAGTAATTTCAGGGTTTGGCAATATTTTAAACATTTCTCCTTTGCCTGTTATTAGCCATTCAATATTTAATTCAGGATAAGCGGAGATAACTTTCTCCACGCTGTCAGTTCTTAAAGTCGAACCTTTATCAAGAGAGCCATTAGAAAGCCCAGTTTCATTATAAAACACACGCTTACTTATGTTTTTTTTCTCTATGAAAATCAATAACTTATCAATTATTGTAGATTTATCACTATTATTCTCTTGCATGTGTAGATAATTAACTAAATATTTGTTGTAAGATTTTGTTACAACAAAAACAAAGGTATAAAAAACGATGAAAGTACAAATGCCACGTATTGAGCTGTCTGAAAAACACAAGATAGATTTAAAAGAAAAACATCAGGTTTCACTTCAAACAGTTAGAAATGCTCTTAAGTATTTCAGTAACAGCGAGAAGGCACAAGAAATTAGACAAGATGCAATTGGACTTTTAAAAGAAGAGGCAATCAAAGCCGAACAACTAGAAAATTAAAAAATGCTAACCCCATACGTAACATATAATAACCAAATAGGTGTGCGCCTAAGCTTTGTTGTAAAAGACGAGCCGATAAGGCATGAGCATAGTTTGCAACTTATAAGTTACAAAAACTATAATGTTAAAGCACACCGTAACCCAAGTTTTAGACTGAAAAAAGGTTTAGGAGCCGGTAATGAAGCTTTGATTAGTTGGAAGTACATGCCTGAAGATTGGCGGGAGTTGTTTTGCACAAGATTTGGCAACCCTGTAGTTGAGCATAATCCACTTGAAGAGCATTTTAGTATTGATGCACGTGCGCAGTTGTTTTACAGCAAATACCCACTTTCTGACGGTACTTACATGAGTATTGATGCGATATTTCAATCTACCATTAATGCTAGTGTTGTGCAGGCTTTAGCCAAATTGAAAAAAGCCCGCGAAACCCAACATAAACGTTTAGGTAACAGCGCACGAGGTTTATGGCCGGGATTGATTAACGACTTAAATGCGTTTAACGAAGTTTTGATTACTAAGTACGAAGCGGTAAAACACACTCTTCCTACCAGTGAGCGTAGATTAAGAGAGGATTTAAAAGGTTTTTCAGAGTTAAGCTACGAATATTATATAGATGGCCGCCAGCGTAACCAAAATGCGAAAAAGGTGGCAAGCGAAAAGAATTTGGCAATGCTTGAGGCCCTACTTCGTAAAAACAACAATTACAACAACGAGCAAATTGCTGAATTTTATAATACCGCAGCCGATGCACTTGGATGGAAAGTAATTGATGCATCAACGGTGGCTAACCACCGCAAAAAACTTGGTTTATTTATTACTTCAGGTAATAGAGGCGAAACGGTGTTTAACAATACAATTTCGATGCAGAATAAACGAAGTGCGCCAACCGTAAGCATGGTGTATTGGACGATTGATGGTTGGGATGCTGAGTTACTTTACCAACGTGAAGAGACTAACAGTAAGGGCCACAAGGTAATTACATACCACAATAGATTAACCGTTGTTGTTGTTCTTGATCCTGTAGCCGGAATTAAATATCCTATTGGATACGCCATCGGAACACACGAGACACCGGAGTTAATTACTGAGGCATTGCGTAATGCTGCTAATCATACAGCTGAGTTATTTGGCGAACGCCATAGAGTTTACCAGTTGCAAAGTGATAGGTACGCGATAAAAACACTTTCGCCAATATACGAGGCCATGAGTGCATACTACACTCCTGCAAAGGTTAAAAACAGTAAGGCTAAGGTAATTGAGCCGTACTTTAATCACCTTAACCGTTTGGCGCAAAAGTATTACCCAAGTAACTGGAGTGGTTTTGGTATTAAGTCACGCAAAGAAAACCAACCTAATGAGGATTATGCCAATAAGGTTCGCCACTCTTTTCCTGATGAGTTGGGATGTAGGCAACAAATTATACAACTAATTGAAATGGAACGAGCCGCCAAACGTGCAGATTACTTGCAACGTTGGGATGCGCTACCTGTTGAAGATAGGCAGGTTTTGAGTAATTGGGAGTATTTATACTTATTCGGTAAAACGCATACGCACACAAACCGCATACAGGGCGAAGGTTTAACGCCAACACTATTGGGCGAAACAAGATGTTACGACTCCTTTGATAGTAAATTTAGAGAATACGCATACATGGATTGGGCTATTAAGTATGACCCTGATAACCTAGATAATGTATTAGTAATTAACGCGAAGTGTGACGGGAATAAAAAGGTACTTGAAATAATTGGTACACACAAATTTGAATTACACCAAAAATACATACAACCAATGGCATTGTATGACCGTAAAGACGGTGATACTCTACAATTAAGCAATGTAAGCCGCTTTAATAAAGAGTTAAAAGCAAGTGTTATGGAGCGAATTAACAACACCCAAAGAATACTTGAAGGTGTATTTACTGAGGCTCCACAGCTAAACGACACTTTAACCAAAATGGTGCTTTGCGATAGTACCGGACAGCATAAGGATATGCGCAACCGCGATAGAGCCTTACCGCAGCAACCAAAAGAGTTGCCAATAGTAAATAACAGCATTGAAGATTACGAGATAATGGACGATGATATCCGTACCAAATATTAAGATTTTAAAAACCCTTTAAAAATACAATTATGAACCGTACTGCATTAATCAATCACATTGAATTGTGGAAAGCTAAATTAGGTAGCTACTCGCAGGTGGCGCAAAAGTGCCAAATTAACGTAGGATCATTAAGTACCATTGTTGCCGGAAAGTATGGCGCGAATGAAGATTTAATGTTGCAAAAAATAGCAAAGGCATTAGACTTTAGGGAGCGCAGTTGGAATATTGTTCGCGCGGTTGGAAACTACAAAACGGTTTCTAGTGTGGTTAACGACTCTAAAAACGAGAGTATGTGGTTTGCCATATCTAACAAAGCTGGAAGCGGTAAAACAGAAGCTTTGCAAGATATTTTTAACAATGACCGCAGCGGTAGCATTGTATACATAGCCGCTGAAGAGTGGAGCGGTAGAACTTTCCTTTTAAAGCTAATTGAAAAAACATTAGGCCCCAATACCAAAGGTGTAGCCTACAATACAACAGGTAAAGATTACAAGAGCCTTGCGCAATTGATGGACATTGTTGCCAACTACTTTAACGAAATGAGTTTGGAACGCCCAGTGTTATTAATTGATGAGGCAGATAAACTAAAGCCTGCCGCACTACGCACTTTAATACCTCTTTTTAACCGTACCGAGGATAGATTAGGTGTAATACTTAGTGGTACTGAAAATTTGCAAAAGGAGATAGAAAAAGGTGTAAGGCTGAGCAAAAAAGGTTTTGATGAATTAGAGAGCCGATTTGGGCGAACTTACATACACCTTAAAGGAATGACCGAAAAGGATGTACAGGCTATATGTACTGCAAATGGTATAACAGCCCCTGAAATACATAGCCTGATTTGGGGCGAATTACCAAAGGAAAACAAGCTTACAACCGTTAAAACCAACTCAGGTTCGAGTAAGGATGTAATGCTGCCATACGTAGAGGATTTACGCAGGCTAAAAAGAATAATAAAACGCGAATTACTTAAAAACAAACAGGCTGCATAATGGGTAGAGCGTATTCGCCAACTGAGATATTGGCAATGAAATACAAACTACTTGAATGGGCTGAAGAGTGGCGCAAAGCTTTTGATAACCCCGAGAGTAGTGGTGTATGGTTTATTTGGGGTAATAGCGGTAATGGTAAAAGCAGTTTTGTAATGCAGTTGGTTAAAGAGTTGGCTAAGTATGGATTGGTTTTTTACAACGCACTGGAAGAGGGAACGCGAAAAACTATGCAGGATAACATTAGGCGCAGCGACATTATTTCGGTTAAGAAAAATGTAAAAATCGGTAAAGAGAGCATAGCCGAAATGATACTAAGAGCCAGTAAACGCAAAAGCCCGCAGTTTTATGTGGTTGACAGTTTTCAGTACACTAGAATGAATTGGAAACAATACCTAGAGCTAAAGGAAACGCTATCAAATAAGCTGATCATATTTATTAGCCATGCTGAAGGTAACAAACCTAAAGGTAAAACTGCCGGAGACGTGAAATATGATGCCGATCTAAAAATATGGGTTGAGGGTTTTAAAGCCATTAGTAATGGACGTTACAACCCGGGTGGCGAATATGTGATATGGGATGAGGCCGCTACTAAATACTGGGGAACTAATAACACAAATAGCAATGATTGAGATACTACTATTTACAGCTTTTACAGTAATAGCCATTGTGGTGAGGCATTTACTGAAGCTAAAAATAAAACGGATGATTAATTCATTACCGGAAACACACCACCCAATAGATTAACAATTTTAAAAAGATGGAAAATAAAGAGATTTTAACACCCTACGAGGGTAAGATTAACGCAGCAAGCGGTGTTGTGGTGGATTTAATAAACCCCACAGTAAGTATGATTAACGCTAACGATATAGTTGGCGCATTAAGTAAAATTTGCCGATTTAATGGGCAAATAAGCCATTTCTACAGCGTAGCACAACATAGTGTACTAGTTGAGAGTTTAGCCCCTCCTGCGCTTAAAAGAGCAGCATTAATACATGATTGTGCTGAAGCTTACGTGCAAGATATCATTAGCCCTATAAAGCATCTATTAAAATACACCTTTTACACGCAATTAGAACACCAATTTAATGCAGCCATTTTTGAGTTTTTTAATGAGCCAATAGATAACCTAGAGTTGATTAAGCCTTTCGACCAATATGCATATATAATGGAAAAAGAGGCCTTTAAAAATGGCGACTTAACTAATTGGAATAATTACTGGACTGCCCTCGGTTCTAATTGCACTATATGGTCACCAAGATATGCGGAGAAACAACTTGGGTACCACCTAGAGCGTAGGTTTCCATCACTTGAATTAAACCTAAAACAACACTACTAGTATGGCAACTGAAACAGATAACAATGCGATGCAAGTAACCATACTTATAACCGACTTGCCCGGTGAAGATAGTTGTGACATCAAAATTAACTGTAGTAAGAATATTAAAGCAGGAAATTTTTTGGACATGATTTTCGCACTTGAAAAAAGCTTACGAAAGTTAAGCATAGATGCTGTTAAAACTATTAAGGAAAAGGAGGCAAACAATGACAACAAAAGTTAAGCAATTACCACACGTGGCAGTACTTGCCAAAAAATACGCACAAAACAAAGAGTACATAATGGCCCGGTTAGAATTTACCGAAGAGCAATACACTACAATGGTTTTTGAAACGGCTGAAAAATGGATAAAGTACCATGTGTGGAATGATGATAGTGCAGCCAGTTACTTAATGTCTTTAAGTGAGTTTTGGTTATGGTTTGTAAACCTATGGAACATTAGGGATGACGCATTTTTTAACCAAGAGTTTGAGGCCATTATTAACCCTTTTACTAAGGTTGAAGCACTAAGGGCCGCCTACAATAAAAAACACCGTGTAGAGGCCATTACAGGCATGTTACCGGATAATATTTTAAGGCTCTTGTTTAAATGGGCTAAGTAATTAAACAATCAACTAAAAAAAGATATGGAAGATTTAAAATTAGGAGATTTAAACGCAATGCTCCTACAAAAAGAAGCTGATCTAAACAGGGTAAAAGAAAGACTTACCAACCCAATGGCAAGCGATGAAACCATTAGGGCTTTACATAAAACACAAAACGAATTGATTGCTGATATCCAAGATTTGAAAATAAGGATTGATGCGATTCAAACCCCACGTGTTGTACATTACAAAGACACACCACAATTTAATTAATACCAAAAATGGAAATTATCGTAAAAAAACAATTGCAAAGCCAACGTTATTGGCAAGATGAAAAAGGTTTGAGCATACCTAGTAACAGGTTAAGCCAGCTAGAGTTATTGAAAGAAAAGGAGTCGTTTGATTTACTGAGTGCAGCGGCTAAAATGAGTACGCAGCTTGTAAACTTTAAAAACAAGTTTGCTGAAGTGTGCCAAAAGGTACTTGAACAAGCCAGCAAGGAAAACGAAGTTAAAAACACGGGAAAAGGCAACTACACATGGTACAACTTTGATGGAAGTATTAAGGTTGAAGTTAGAATTAACAGCATTCGCACTTTTGACGATTTAACCATCATGGCCGCAAAGGAAAAACTAGAAGAGTGTATAAAAATTGAGGGTGGTGGCACAAGTGAATGGTTGCAAGGTTTGATTGTGGATGTGTTTGGAAAGAAAAACGGCAAGCTTGATGTAGATAAGGTGTTAAGCTTAAAAAAACACAAAGAGCGCACTACTAATAAGCTTTTCCATGAGGCAATGGATTTGATTGATAAATCAATCCGCGTTACCAGTAGTAAAACATACTACAGCATAAGCCAACGAAATGCTGATGGACAATACGAACCTGTATTGCTTGATTTTGCAGCCATTAACATAACCCCTAAAGAAAAGTAGTATGCAGTTAATATTATCAACAATAACTTTTACTGCAACCATGTGTGTTGTGGTTGTTGCTGCGGCCTGCATTAGTACGGTAGGTAAAATATTTAACAAAGATTGATTAACCCCGAGCCGCACCGGGTATGTGCGGCAAACACGGGGTGTATGGTATAGGTTGTTTGGGGTTCAATCTATGGTGGTTCGAGTCCGCCACACTCCACAAATAAACAATATTATGGAATTATCACTATTTGATTTAGAGCAAATATCTAAAGTAGCGTCTATTGTTAAAAAAGCCTGTATTGATATTGAGCAAATAACTGGCTCACCTGCCGATTTAAGGTTGCATCAACCCTTACCAAAACGAAAGTTAAAAGAACCTGATGTTTTGGTTAATCTCATCATTTCAATGGTATGTGATCGGTTTTGTGTAAAACCTGAAGATGTAAAAGGCCCAAGCCGTAAACGCCCACTACCTGATGCACGTGGTGTGGCAATGTATGCTATTAAACAGAAGCTAGGTATTGATTTGGGTACAATTGGCCTGCACTTTGGCGGTAGAGATCACTCCACGGTTTCAACCCGAATTAAAGAAATGCTTAATACAGCAACGTTTGACAAAAACCTTAATGAAATAATTAACCAAGTAACCGTAATGGTTGAAATGATTAGCATATATGATGAACCGGGATCAGATACAACAACTTAAATCAGAAAGTACAAAACAGTTAGCTGAAGCTAAAAAGCTAATGAAAAAAGCTAAGTACAATAGCACAGAATGGCGCATAAATAGAGATTTATCGCTGATTAATAGGGCCGAAATTGACATTTTAAAACAAGTATTAAATGGATAATATGAACACAATTACAATTAGCGAGAGCAATGCTTTTGCCGCCTTAGATGAGGCACCCGAAAATTTAAAGCCAGTATTAAAAACATTACTAGGCTTATCTACCAATCCACAAACATGGGAGGACATTAAAACCTTTGAGGATGTTTTTAAAGTCAAATTTCAATCAGGCCCAAATGTGCTGCCTATTGAAGTGACTGAAAATGAACAAATCATTTTAAACTACAACGGTCAAGAAAAAAACATGTTGGCTGTAGTGGCTTTCCTTAAACTATCACTAATAAGCCGTGCTATGAATTGCCTTGCAAACGATGGCCAAATATGGCAACCCGATTGGAGCAATACAGATGAGTACAAGTTTTATCCGTGGCTTAAGTATGTGGCGGGCTCCGGTTTCTCGGATCGCGGCTACCTCTGCGATAGCGCGGGTACGGGTGTCGGCTCGCGCCTTTGCTTTAAAACAAGCGAAATGGCCCGACATGCAGCTGTGCACTTCAAAGACTTATACAACGATTTATTTACACTTTAAACACCTTTTAAAAAATGGAAAACATCAAAACACTAGAAGATGCCTGCGCGGCATTAGGAACAACAGTACAGGAACAATTTCCTGAAGAGGCCAAAAAGCACTTAACCGATGATGAGTTGGCTTATCGCGAGTTAAAGATTATCGCCAAAGCCCTTAACCAATCGGACGGTAAAGCATGGGAGCCTGATTGGAGCGACTGGAACCAAAACAAGTACTATCCGTGGTTAGAAGTAGATACCAGTGATGGAAACAAGGCGGGCTCCGGTTTCTCGGATGGCGACTACGGCTGCGTTAGCACGGGTGCGTCTGTCGGCTCGCGCCTTTGCTTTAAAACAAGCGACTTAGCGCGATACGCGGGCCGTCAATTTGCAGACCAATACAAACGTTTTTGGCTAATTAGCCAATAAAAAATTGGGTTGTGCGCTGCATGGGCTGGTTTCGTTTAGAGGTGGCAGGCTCCAGTTTCTCGGATAACGACTACAACTACGATAACACGAATACGAATGTCAGCTCGCGCAAATGCTAAAATATTCGCAGCGCAAACCTTGCCTCTAGGCAAAAAACAACAAATTAAAGGGGCTTTAGTAGCACAGTCGAACGAGACCCAATAAAAGCAAAGGATGAAAAGACTAGGTAACATATATCAGCAAGTAATTAGCATAGATAACCTTTATGCAGCTGATGCCATTGCGCAGCGTGGTAAGGCTAAACAACCTGCTGTAATTAAGCACATGCAAAATCAAGATGCCAATATATGGCAACTGCATAATGCCTTATTCGATAAGAATTACCGCACATCGGAGTATACCACATTTAAAATACACGACCCAAAGGAACGCGAGGTTTACCGTTTGCCTTACTTCCCGGACAGAATAGTACACCATGCAATTATGCGAGTACTGGAGCCGATGTTCAAGGCCAACTTTACTGCCGATACGTATAGCTGCATAAAAGGTAAAGGTGTACACGCAGCTTCATTTGCACTTCGAAAAGCCCTTAAAAACCAAACAGAAACTCTGTATTGCCTAAAGTTTGATATTAAGAAATTTTACCCAAGTGTTAACCATGATGTACTTAAAATACAGCTACGTAGGAAGATTAAGGATACTGACCTGTTGTGGTTGCTTGATGAAATTATTGATAGTGCCGATGGATTACCAATAGGCAACTATTTGAGTCAGTACTTTGCAAATTTCTACTTATCCGGGTTCGACCATTGGATTAAAGAAACCAAGCGGGTAAAGCATTACTTTAGGTATGCTGACGATGTGGTTATTTTAGCCCCAAATAAGCCCTATTTGCACGATTTGTTTAGTGAGATAACTGTTTACCTATCTACTAACCTAAAGCTTGCTGTAAAACGAAATTACCAAGTATTCCCCGTATCAGCACGAGGCATTGACTTTGTTGGATACAAACACTACCACACGCACACATTGTTGCGTAAATCAATTAAAAAACGCTTTGCCCGGATGTTGAAAAACAGACGTAATAAACAATCAATCGCGAGTTATTACGGATGGGCTAAGCATTGCAATTCTACTAACCTATTGAATAAACTATTAAACCATGACCAAAAAATTTAGCGAATTAGGAATTAAACCACAGCTTAAATCATTCACTGGAGATAAAATAAAGTTAGACAAAATTATTAATACTGAAATAACTGTGCATGAGGCCAAAATTGAACCATCAAAGAAAAACGAAGGACAATGCCTACACATGCAAATTGATTATAAAGGCGAAATGAGAGTAGTATTTACAGGCGCAACGGCACTAATTGATGCAGTAAAACAAATACCCAAAGATGCTTACCCATTTACAACCACCATAGTAAAAAACGACCAACGATTTGAATTTACATGATATGAACCACAAAGAACAATTAACGGCTATTTGCCAAGCATATAAGGCCATGCGTAATGCACAACATGTGTACTTCGCCACCAAAGCAAATAACAATAAAAAGGGTAATGTTTGGGTTGATCCTCAGCCAAAGCTAATTGAGGCCAAAGAGGCCGAAAAATCGGCTGATGCACTAGTTAAAGAAACAATGGCCATGCTTGATGCTGAAGCTAAAAAAGAAAATCAACCGGAGTTATTTGGCAAAAGACATGACTAACAATATTACCGGGGTTAAAAGGCTTTAACACACACACTAATTAAAATACAATAAAGGGGTTTATAAGTTTTTAAAAAGTGCAACTATCACGGCCCGAGTTACCCGGTATTTTTTAAGTTTAAACAGTATGGAAAAGGTAATTTATAATAATAAGGGTGGTATGGGTGTAATACTTGAGGGTAAAGAGCTAGAGGCTGATATTTTCAATCCACTACAATATAAAGTAGGTAATGAAATTTTACAGCCACAAGTTTTTACTACGCTTGGCGGTCTATTTATACAACCTGTTAGGTATGTGGGGGCATTGATTGGAGATTGTGACTACTTATGCTTTCATCTTGGTGATGAAACCGATTTATTTACCATTAAATCTTACTACAGCTGCTTTAAATGGCTTACCGAAACCCGGTTGGTTAATAAGTATGCTGAAAAAACAGCCCGCGATTTAAACTGGGTAAATGGAGTTTGGAAATAAAATACAATTAAACATGAAAAAATACGCAGTAACAAGTAGCAGCTTTACAGGTGAGGTGTATTACACTTTTGATGATAACGGCCTGTTGGTGTGCATGGAATTAAAAAGCATTGTAGAGCCTGCCATACATGCTAAGCTTTGCGCTGTAGTGCCACAAACCGAAGTTACATTACTAAAGTGGAAACAAAGCAATACTAAACTTGTAATTACCGAGGTAGGGCTTGATATCAGCTTTGAAAACTTTTGGAATAGGTACAACTATAAAGTGGGCAAAAAAGAAGCTGAGGCGGCTTGGAAAAAGCTAAGCGATGCCAAAAAAGTTAAAGCCATTGCAAGCATTGTTTTATACGATAAATACTTAGCAGGTAAAGGCATTGACAAAATTTACCCTGAACGTTATTTAAAGAAAGAGAGGTTTGAAGATGAGTACAAATAAACCCATTACAAAGGCCCAAATTAGGGAACTACACATTTTATTATCCGATACCGGATTGATGGCCTACAAGCAAGATTTAATGGATACTGCGTGTAGTGATGGCCGTTACCCAACAAGCAGTAAAGAATTGTACGAAACGGAAGCGCAACACATTATTAACCACCTGAAGAAAAAACAAGCCGATTGTGATAAAATGCGTAAAAAGGTAATTAGTATTTGTGTGCAATCGGGTATGGCAATTAATGGCCGTGCTGATATGCCTAAGATTTACGCTTGGGTTGAGCAATACGGCCATGCAAAAAAGCACATGAACAAATACAGTTACCACGAGTTAACCACTTTAGTTACGCAAGCCCAACGCATGTTTAAAACGTTTTTAAAAGCAGTACATGAAAAATAAGTTACAGTTAGATCATCTTCATGAGTTAAGTAATGTATTGCTTTATTTAAGTGATAGCATAAATGCTAATGTGGTATTGTACACTACCTTACATGCAATGGTGGCCCGCCAGTTAAAAATAAAGGTTGACAGGAAACTTGCTGCGGGTGTAATGCCTAAAAATGGCTTTATAATTAAACTTACACCTGTGGAGTTTTCTTTTATTGTAGATGTAAACAAGTGGCAGTTGCTCAATAAAAATGTTATATTTCGCAATGCAATAACCCGGTTAATTTCATTAAATAATTAAATACTGTTAGTACAATTCAAATTCTAAATCGTTTTGTTTATATGAAGAAAATTATTCAAATACTCTTTACTTTAGCAATAAGTATACTTACCGTTAATGCACAAGGTGATATATCCTCTTTTCAACGCAAGAAAGTAAACCTAGATAAAGCTAGTTTTTTAATTGAGCGTGGTAAATTTTTACAGGCTGACACTATCTATAAGCGTTTAAATTCAGATTTTCCAAATGATTCGTTTGTTATGTTTCAAGCTGGTAAAGCATATTGTATGTTTGGCTCTACCAATGCTGATACTGTGATGCTTAATTATGGCATATTTTACATGAATAAGATGAGTGAATTATATCCTCAAAACAAACTTTATGGACTTTACATTGCATTTGCAAACATAAGAAAAGCAGACATGATGAATTTTACTAATAAAAGTGATATTATAGCTTTATACGAGGTCAACATTAGGTATATTGAAGACAATGCGGAACCATTCTTAAAAACTAGTGATTATAACCAAACTGCTAGGTACTTCTTACAAGTAGCAAAAGAAGCTCTCGAGGCATTGAATAATGTTAAAAACGGAATGTAGTAGCTAAAACTTATCAACTAAACAATTCAACTAGTATTTTAAAACTTATAAGGTTAAGTGCGAAAAACAAAAACTCCATACCATTTTTACCAAGCTATATTGGGGTTCATAATAGCAGCTATCGCTGGATTGATACTGATTATTAGTGAATTATTTTTCAAGTAAAACAATTAAATTAATATAAAAATAGCCCGCAATTGTGGGCTATTTTTATGTTAAAATGTTTGGTCGCTTTTGTTTGGACAATTGTCGTAAAAGAATTTATTTTTGTTGCATGGCCGCCACGCGCGAAACAACCAATAAATTATATAACGATGTAAGGGCTGAATACCTTAGACTCTCACAAAAAGTAGAGTTTGGAGAGCCTGTTTACCGAACAAGATACATTTATGCACGTCTAGCAGCACAGTTTTATCGCAGCAAAAAAACTATTGAGGATATAGTTTTTGAACGCGTTTAACCATTAAATACAGGTAATTGATAGTCTTCATCAACTGCATTATCAATTCCCCTTTCTATATCTATTTCTTCTGTTTCTGCATCATGGTAAACCTTTTTACAGGTTTCATCAAGTAAGGTACACTCAAATACCACCTGATAAAGGTTTCCTGAACTCCCGGTATCAACTGCGCTAAACCCAACTCTACGCATTTCGTTGTAATTATTGCCTGTTTTACCATGAAATGTTAC